CAACCATGTGTTGCCATTCACTATCTACCTGCTGTTGAACCATTAAATCATCACGCATTACTTTTGATACCGTAAACTATACTCTCTACCGTTATCCCAAAAAGTCACAACACTGTGGCTGTACACTTCAACTGTTTCTTCTTCATAGCGTGTTTCGGTTTGACACTGTGTTTGTGTACCACCGACTGCTTTTGAGTTTTGATTACCAATGATGCCGCCAAGCACACCACCAATCTTAGCACCGTCTTTGTGATCAATTTGGTGACCAATTACGCCGCCCAAGATAGTACCGACCACTGTGTCAGCAGTTTTGTCAGCTGGTACTGCTACTTGCTTGCACACTTCGACAGTGTAGGGCTTTTGTTGAATCACTGTTTTATATACGTCACGGGTTTGCCCCATTACGTTTGCTTCAGCAAATGCCAAACTGCTTAAAAAACTTGCACACACAGCAATTACCACTGTGTGAAAATATTTTTCTGCGAACTTCATTCTTCTTCCTCCGGTGTCCAATTTTCATCTTCGTAACGCATTATAACATTACTAAACCCCCAGTTCATTGGGCTGTATTCACTAACATGTTCTTCGCGAAATGCTCGTACTTCGTCCATCTGCTCTGCGGTCAGCTCTAACACATCATCCACACCATAGTGTTCACAAATTTGTTCTTCTAAACCTTCTGTGACATCACGCTCGATGTTTTCTTCCCACTTGTGCATTCTATGCCATTCAAATGCCATTAGTATAAACCTCCTGGTATAAGATAATAGTCTAGCAAGATCATTGCCATACCTAATGCCAGCCCGTATAGGACTATGTCTACTTTATCTGCCATGCTTTGTATCTCCAAAAGCCAAGTATAAAGCGAAAATTAGTGCTCCAAAAAGCACAATGTTGCCAAACACAAATACTGTGCTTTGTAAATCACTCATCATGTTTGTCATACTTCCTTTTAGGGTCTGTAATGTACAATACATAAAACCCTAACCATGCCATAGCGGCTACGCCAAACAACATCCACATTATAATATAAAATCCTGTAGAAAACCTAATATACCAAGTCCTAATGCTACTAGCAAAAAAACTTGTGCCATTCTTACAGCAACGTATTCACTCAATGTAACACCTCTGATGCTTGCCAATGTACCAAATGCTCATCGCCCGCAGTTTTTACAGCAACACAATCCATAAGGTGCAGTTCCATTTCAAACATAACATCTGCTGGAACGTCTTCAATTTGCCCTGCGATTGCGGCTTGCAAGTATAGATCCATTGTTTCGTACATTCGCTCTATCTCCACTGATAACTATATTATTATAGTTATATTATATCCTAATGTCAACCGAAACCTTAAAATACATAAACAGATTTCTACCTGATGCATGGCAAAAACATAGAGTGCCGGTGAAATTTCATCCTTGTTGTCAAGTTGGAGAATACACTTCACGTTGGGAAATTGTCTGTCCACTGATGCCCAAACGTGGCATAGTGTTATTACATGCGCAGGACTTTTTAACATGCCAAAATGGAACCTGCGCCGAATTAGAATATATCGAATCTCAGTACGGTGAACAGGCAAATCGTGTTGCAGTTGTACATTGGAATCGTGAATTGCACCAAGTTTACAGTGGACCGATTATGCTAGTTTATTTTCCAAGCCACAGTTGGGAGTTGTTGTCTGCTTTAGTAAAGCAAAAAGCTCATTGGCATGATCATCTGCTGAATTATCGAAGCAATAAAGTTCAGTGCCTCAACGGTTGGCCAAAACCACATCGTAGAAATGTAGTACAGTGGTTACAGGACAACAATGTCAAATCAAAAATAAGTTTGGGGTTGGAACAGCCATTGGAACAGCAAGATTACAGCACCTATCAAGATTGTGATAACGTATCAAACTGGAAATCTTTGTTGTGGCTCTACGGCAATACGGATATTAATGTTGTTACAGAAACGCAGTACCATGACTACCCTGGCATAATCAGTGAAAAAACACTGTTTGCATTTTTAGCAAAACAGGTTCCAATTGTGATAGGATATAAAAATATTATTCAACACTGTGAAGATATGGGTTTTGACATGTTTCGTGACGTTGTAAATACCTCGTATGATTATGAGTCGCCAGCAACACGATGGCGCAATGCCTTAGAATGCAACAAACAATTACTTCAACAAGGCATTGACCGAGCAAAACTACAACAACGTTTAGATGCTAATTTTGATCTAGTGTGCAACTTACCTGATGTTTTGCAAAGAAACTATTATAAAAGTGTCAGTACAATTTTAACCAAGTTTCCAAATCTTTGTACAGGTTAGCCATCATGGCTTCTTTGCCGCTGAAAAATTCTAGGCGTTGCTTGCTTAGATAGTAAGGCCATTGCAACTTCCTATCCAATCCTAGTATTAGTCTTTTGTTTTGGTGCGCTCTTGGTTGTTGTAGATCGAACTTGTATGTTTCTAATTTTAAACTTTTGCGTAGGGTTCCGTAGCCAGTATTAGTCAGTCTTAGCCCACCGGTCTCACGTAGATTGAACCACCATGTAACCATTGCCTGTTCAATTGGAATTTTGTCTTCATCGGGTAGAAGTCCTAGTAGTTCTTCAGTAAGATGAAGTTTATTTCGCATCGGGATATATTTTATCCCCTGCTTTCAGAAGTACCACGCTGAACTTGTCAGTTTTAAACTGGCTGTTTAATTTTTTTGCAAGATTAATAGCATGTCCAGGATTTGAAAAACTTACTTTTTTGTATTTTGGACCTGGATATTGTACTAGATAGTTTGATGTTTTTAGATTAATAGGTTGATCGTCAAAGTAGACAGCCCAAATCCCGTCACTGGCAAGAACTTGTTCAGTTTTATATGTCTGTTTGTTAGTAAGTTCAATTAGAACTTTTGGCTTAGGTCTACTCATATTATCTCTCCAGTATTATTTATCATAATCTGGGTAGATAATTAAAAGTTTCCACCGTCCATTTTCACTGTAACGTCTTGTTCTACAGGTTGGACTTCTCGGTCTTGTTGTTCAAGACGAAGTAATAATCGTGTGATATCATTGTGCAAATTTTTTGCATCTTGTATTGGGCAAATGAAATCTTTGCTGTGTTTAAGCTCGAGCTGTTGCAGTCGATCAATGAATCTATTGATGTGCAATCCGCTCATAGGTATGTAAAGCCATCAGGAGATTTCACTGGTCCAATGTATGAATATCTTTTTAACAATATCACCTTTGGACAAAAATGTACTTTGGTCTTACCATTGATTGTAATTTGGTAGTAACCTGCCGCATACCAACTTTTGCTTTTTTTATTTGCAGTGTATATTGGTAAACGATCTTGTACGTTATAAATGCCGTTATAAGGTTTGTGTTTTGTTAGGAATCCGTGTACTTCAAAACCTTTTTTCTTCTGTTGTTTAGCAAATTCCTCAAACGTAATGTTTGATTCGTTCTTTAATTTTGTGATAGTTTTGTATTCGCTCTGCTGATTGTTCATTGTAACAATGAAACCATTTGTAGACTTTTCTACGGTACCAACTTTGCGTTGTTCGTCACGTAATATCCAAAACTTATTTTTTACGATTGGTTTAGCCGTTACCATCTAATACTCCGCTGTAGGTTTGATTGAGCCATTGCCCAAATTGATTTGCGCTCTCGCTGATCTTGTTGAGTTCATATTTACCGCAGAATTTAAGGAAGTGACTGCCCACTTGCCCTATATCCTTGTGGTCAATTTGTCCGATTATAGCAAGATCCACTGCGTCTTTGATATCCTGTGGCTGTGCTGTGAGATCAATCAGTGCTACGTTACGATTGTAGTCGTCTAGCACACGATGCTCCGCACCATTATGGTCTGTCCAACGTTGCAACATCATATTGTTCCAATTGTATCCTTTTGTGCCACGATCCGCAAACGCTTCCAACAAGCCGACTTTATTCTTTGTGCCTTTTTTGCGTACACCTGGATACGCACTAAACACATTGTCACTGCTGTCGCCTCGCATGCACTTTTCAAACAGCAACCATTGTGGATCAGGAATGGCCTTAGGCTCCTTGGTCTTTTTGTCTAGTACCCTGTCGCCCTTGCTGTTGAATATGCCTTCATGCGTGATCAATTCGTCGGTGATGCCGTTGTACTGTTGCACATTGTTTGCAATCAGTTGTACGAAGTCAGTGTCACTGCTGATAATGGTATGCTCGTCATCTTTGTGCAAGTCAATCCATCGTGCAATGAGGTCATCTGCTTCTGCATTTTCATGCCTTAGCACACTGCAATTGGTCCGCTCCCGTAAATATTTAGTGAACTCATCAAAGGTCTCCCAAAAAAGTTTTTCTTCTTCTTGCTCCTTTTCTGTAAGTGCAGCACGAGCAACTGCCCTGTTCTTCTTGTAAGGCTCGTAGAAGTCTTTACGCCAACTGCGTCCTTCAAGACAAAACACAACATGGTCTGCATCAAACTGACGATACACCTTGTTGATTGCGGTGAATGTAATATGCAGAGCATACCCTACTTTCTCCCAAGGATCACTAGCCCTGAATGCCACATGACGGGCACGGAAGAACATGTTTGCAGTGTCTATAAGTAGATATTTCATACTAGTAGTATACGACTAAATGAACTTTTTGTCAACTAGATACATGGTCATATAGTCAGCCCAGTATGTATGTGCATCAGGACCGTAATGATAACCGCCGTTGCGTTTGTCAAATCTATCACGCAGTTTGTGATCAAAACTGCTTTCGTAAGGTTCGTAGTAACAATCGCCCCAGTGTTTACGGTTTAAAATATCACCAAAGGTGTTGTTACCATTGAAGAAAACATGATCAATATTGTTGTCACTGAGCAAATTATGAAAGTCGTAGATTTTTTCATGTGCCTCGAGTGTTTTTTGTACCCAGTCTACGTTGGCGACGTACTCTTTGTAGGAGTCTTGATGCGAGTCTGGAACATCGTCGACTCCAGAAGCATTTATTTGATACCATTGATTGTTGATCAGCCATTCTTCTCGTTCCCAAGTACTCCACTGAATAATTATGAGATCAGGTGTGTCTACCCATTCAAGATATTCTTTTGTTGTTCTAATGATACGATCATTACTACTAGCACTTTCAGCTTCACACACAAAGTCATAACCTATGCGATCTGCTAGTTTCTTGCCCCAACTATGATGTAGGTTATCAGGGTGTGGTTCTCGACCACAGTCCCAGTAAACACCATCATCTTCTGCAAATGCGTGATTGTTTACACATTCGGCGGCGGCTGTGTGACTATCACCGTTAACATATAAAATCATTTATCTTTTTGCTCATATAATTTGCTATCTCATCATTTGCACTCTCTATTGGGTGTCCCCACTTGTCTTGCGGTAGGTTATTGTCTTTGCACCAATCAACCAGAGTGCAAGTGCTCGGCATGATCCAATTTACAGACTTAGCATAATCAACTAATTTTTGCGTTAATGAATACTCGTTTAGTCGTAAAGGATTATTGGGAGCATTCTGTCTGATACTCCATAAACTATATTGTTTTAATGATTGAAAATCTTCTATGTGATTATGATACACAGAATTAAAGTGTAGGCAAGTTATATTACGCTGATTGCAAATTTCGTTTACTGTATAAATTGCCCTAAGAGTTTTTTGAAAGTGTAACCATTCGTTGTAATGGTTGATGTAATAGTTTTTATGATAATCATTTGCCGGACCAGTTTGCACACTGATACTC